CTTCAGTTAGGTGACACTCTTCCACACTTTTCGCAGCGATATATTGTGCTGCGGTGTGAAGACTGCGGATGATGTATTACATCGCTCAGCAGTTGTTAGAGTTTCCTGGATTAAATTCATCCAGGGTTCTAACTCTCGCTTGGGTTCGCACCATCGCAAGTAAGCCATTTCTTGGGGAAAGGCTAAGGAGTCACTCATGTCAATTCTTTCAACATGAGGCACCCAATGCTTCTCCTCCAAGCCCTGGTAAAGAGGGCGCTGCCCCCACACGATAAAGCTGCGTGGGGTGAGGCATCTCCCGTTCTCTACTGGTGCAAGCCAATGACTGCTAACATCACGGACTTGTTTCTGACTGTGATCACGCTCTCGTCGCACTCGCCTACGATATTCGTAGGAAAACACCTCTGTCCTCCAGCCAATAAAACGGCGATCAGGAGAATAAGGCAAGTGTCCCAAGATCGACTCTACGTGGTCTTTCATTAACCACGCAGCCCGGGTGTACCCGGCCTCATGCAGCGAATCACTATAAGTGATCCACGACAAGAGGGCTTCTGCGTCACCAACACACTCTGGTAGTCTGCTTTTCACGCGTATAGGAGAAATCTTCTGTCCATGAAAAGCATCCATCCCACAACTTTCTCTAAACTGGCCACGTACAAACGTCTTGGCGCGGTTAACCCGCAACCCAAACAATTCATACGTGTTAGCAACTGCCTCTACATCCTCGGATCGGACTATAACATCGTCCCCGTAAACGTAGATTGTCCGCGAAGCGCGGCGCAGCGTCCAGTTTTCGTGCTTAATTAAGAGCGCGGCAATTCCTAGAGCCCAAAATGTAAGGGCCTCAACTGGGAAACACACAGCCGAGCCCATCGGGGCGAATTTCTTCATCTTGAACCAACGATCGGGAACAACCTTCCCCGACGTCAGGACAAGACTAGGAATGTAACAATACTTCGTCCTCGATGATTCTAGTTTACGACATACGTTGCTGGGCCAAAGAGCCCGTACCAAGGCCAAGCCATTCAAATCGGACGCCTTTTTCATGTCCAAGGTGCCGTTCTCCTTCGTCTCTGACGACTCTAGAGCGAGCCTAGCATTGATGGTTTGATCACGAAAGTTCACATGTCCCCTTGTTAAGGGATGTTCTTCAACATGATCGTAGATAGCCTCCCGCTGACCCTGTTGGATCCGACCCCGTAGAGCGTTCTCTACATTAATGAGACGCGCCTCGGAGTTCGTTTTTGGGACTGCTGCTACTTTTGCGGCCAGTGTATTATGCGGAAAATCACGACCATCACGGTCGCGATGTATTCCACGTCGAGGATCATACGAGCCCGATAATAGGGACCGTTCCCAGTCGACCAACTGACCTTCACAACGCATAAGGGCAGATGAACAAAAATAACTGCCCGAATCGTACTGTTCTTCCAACGCTTCGTCAAAGGGAACAGAATACTTCTCCCACTGCTCAGCCTTTGGGAAAACAGCGCCACGGCCTGGCTTCGGGTGGATCTCGCGAAGATCCAAGGTACCCAAAAGCTCACGCAAGGCTTCGCTGGCATAAAACAAAACCCTCCCTTGCTCTTCAGAATCAAAACTCTGAGGCAAATTTTCGTCATCATCGATTAACTCAGCTAGCTGCTTGGCGAGCACCTCATTTGAAAAAGGTAGCTCATACTTCCCAAGGAGCGCACACAGTTGGTACAATGCGCGCAAAGCCGTAGTCTGTACCACCACGTCATCACAAAAAAAGACGCGGCTCAGAATACCTGGCAGGAAAGCCGGGATCTCTGATTGGTATTTAGACCTCGTAGACCCAAAACATCGGATCGAAAAGGAACCAATGAATGCCGAAACCCCATTCTCTAAAGCTTTTAAAACATCTTTAAAGAACAGGGGCAAAGTCTTTGTAACGAATGCAATACCCTCATTACTCAGACGGTCGTTGAGAATTTCGCGATCGTAGGAAAGTGAGAAACCCACTTTGCCTTCGATGTCTAGAATAAGGTTGTTCAGGAGGGACCGTAAAAAGTCGAACTCTTTACAATCTTTAGGCATTATACTCTTCCCATCAATCATGGTAGGTAAGAGTTCCTCCACATGGCGTAGGCCACCGCATATGCGCAATGCATACAAGGCGCCCCGGGGAACTTGCGTCCCCCGTTTGGGCGAGAAATTAGTACTCGCCGATCAGTACGCGGGTTAAGTTGTCACCCGTGAGCAGCCAGGTCAGACCACCACGTACAAGAGCTTCGAACTCCGGCAACTCCAGATTTGGTTGCATGGGTTGATCGAAGACCAGATGAAACTTCTGGTTGGTGATAATGCCGGCTTCCGTCGATGTCGTCTCGGAAAATTCTACGAGACCGCGATCCCGTTTCGATTTCTCTTCATGAGAAATACGAAGTCCGGACTGACCATTTGTCAGCTGAGCTGTGCGAATTTTGCCTTGCGGCAAAGTGCCAGTCTCATTATAAGATCGCGCAACAGCATCAACGGTGATTGACAGGTTATTATTGAGAGCCATGGGATTCCTCCACAATTAAGTGTGATGTGACTGTAAGAGTTAGCTTGCCTTAGCGCAGCAACAGCCACAGTAACGCTGCACCATAGGACCACTGCATAAAACTTGGCATCTTAAACCAAGGCAGGAATGAGGCCAAAGCCTCGGGCCCGACGGTTCTGGTGTATTGCTCCGATGAAATCATAAACTCCACGTCCCCAATAAAACAGGGCCAATGGAGGCGGCGTAAAACCCGCGAAAAGGTCTTCACAGTGACAGACATATCCGTCATAGTGACTTTAAGCTCAGATGGATCATAACTCTTGAACCATGACAAAATTCGCCATGTATTAAAGAACCAGTCCACAACAAAGCTAAAGGGGATTAATTCCCAAGCCGATTCCAAAGAAGCATCAATACCAATAGACTTTAACACACCAGAAAGTTGAGAATCCAACAAGTTTATCGATTCGGGAATTTCATAGTAAAACTTCCCAGTCACGCCTATGACGTGGCCTTGAGAACGGAAGTCGGTGTATTTAGCACCTAGCGGACAAGGAACACCAGATTGACCCGCGACACACCAAGCAGGTGTAATCGGGAAATCTTCTAGTTGAACCATTGCAGTGGGCACAGTATGTCGTACCCGCCGTGTCAGCAACTTCCTAGCGTGAGCGTCGAGATATAAATACTCGCTGCGGAGCTTTTTAAGTCTTTTCAATACTCCGAACATGTCGCTCACTAATGGCTTGAGAACAAACGCGTTGACAAGATGCTCTCTTGCGAGTGCATCGAGCACACCTTTTACGGATAGCTCGACTACGCGTGACTCCACAACAGACAAAATGTCCCTAGCCTCCACCAAGAAAACAAGGAGGTCAGGTGAGTCGCCTTGAAGCGACGGGAGTTCCTCTTGCCACTTTCTACCAACCTTCGACCAATCAGCGTTAGTTAACTGATTGACTCCCGGAATAGGAGTGTCGTCGCCTAACAGAAAATAGTTAGTCCCAAATTGGCTCGATACAACTGAGCCAGGAGGGTAAGCAGACGTCGTCGGGCAGAACTCAGGGATAGTCCCAGAGTATGGGTAAGGTCGACAATTGGTGCGCTCGACTTTCGTATGAGTACACTTCTTCATCGGCCATATGCCCGCGCCTTTAGGTTGATAAGTATCGATAAACGTTTCACTGCGCTCAGTCACAGACATGGTCTGTGCTGGGGAAACCACACCGGGTGGCCAATTGGACCACCTTGTCCCGCCAAAGTTACAAGTTACTGCACCAGAATCACGGTGTCTCACTCTCTCGGGCAAAGGGTTTTCGGTAAGGTATTGCATATCGGGTTTCGGGGGAGCCTTGCGGCTC